GTCATTCAGCCACCACTCCCGTGTCTCGTTTTTGTCCAGGGCCTTCAAACAGCGTTTTCCGGCTGTATTGAGGCCGTGCCCTGCACCTAGTGCGATTTTGAACATCTGAGTCTCCTCCTCCGGGGTTTCTTTTCCTTCCTCCTCGGCCCACACGCAGATCAGATTATGCACCCGCCTGGCCGTGACAACAGACAGAGTCGGTGTGCTGCACTGGGTACTGCTGCCGCCGTCCAGCATAATGGCATGGGTCAAGCCCTCCTTGAGCGCGAGCCGCTGCAGCTGCTCCGGCGTCTTTCCGCTCCGATCCGCGTAAAGCCAGATTCGGCCGTCGTCATAGACGCCCATGGCCGTCCTGGACCGGTAGCCACCCATGGCCGCGTCATAGCGCATCTGAGTAGCTTCGCCGTCCTTGACCATCAGGCAGCAGCAGATAAAATTTTTCACGGATGCATAGCTGCTCATCAGCTGCAGATCCTTGTCATTCCACCCGAAGCCATAATAGGAGTACTTATCTGCGGCATAGACAAGCCCCTCCGCCTTCAGATGGCAGAGGGGCTTAAATTCGTCCATGTCGTATAGGCCGCCGTTGATGACTGCCGTGCAGCCGGTTTCCTGCCGGATCTGCATGGCAGTCTTCTTTTCGGTGTTGATGTAGAGTTTCACCTTTGCCGGCTTACAGGTAAAAATCACTTTGCCTCACCGCCTCCGGTCTTTTCGCTGCTGGTGGGTGCGGTCTCCACCAGGCCCGTTCTCACCGCCTGGGTACCAAAGTAGAAGGCGATGATCACAGAGAAGATGGTCAGGAACTGTTCCCCGGACACCTCGCCCCGAAGGGTCAGGACGGAGAACACTGCGGTGACAGCGATGGTAACAAGGGACTTGATGCAGAGAAGATTAGCCAGTCTTTTTTTCAGCAGTTCCATCATTTTTCCTCCTTACTTCACTTTGTGGAAACTTTCCAGGTCCTCGATTCGGTGGTTTGCTACTTCTATTTTTTCCTCCAGAAGGGCTTCCTGCTTTTCCAGCATGTAGGTCCGTTCTATGACCTTATTGTGCCGATCCACTTTAGCCTCCAGCTTCTCCAGCCGGTAGGCCACCAGAGCTGCGCTTTTCCGATTGGCCAGGTAGGCCCCTGTCAGGGTACCCACCAGACCACAGATTGCCACGATGATATTTTCCGTCACCTCGACCCCTCCTTAGCCGATTGTGAAGTAATAATAGGCGCCTCCCGCCGAATTATGCTGGTAGGATGCCGAGGTAGTAGAATACCAGCTTACAGTTTTCCCCCAGGTGATACTCACAGTCCCAGCATTATATCCAGCGCCACCTACCGGTCCAGGATTGACCATCACCAAAGTATCTGAGCCGGAGGCCCTTATGATAATCAGTTTCGGCTCAAAATCGAACACCAAACTGTTCGCGTTACTTTCCCCATACTGACCATTCCCATAATAATAACCGGTTTCAATACGAGGCACCCTCGCTGCGTTCGTGAACGGCACGCCCAGATACTTGTACCCATCGCTTTCAGAATACGCATTTCTGTCCGGCGACCAATAAAATTCCGGTTGCCTCACAGAAGGGGCAGCCCCGTATAATACGGTGGCGCCAGTTTTGACATACACATTTTTTGACCCTGAGTACATAGACGCGGTCGCCGGGACATAAATCATTTGCCCGGTAGCTGTTAAGTCGCTCCCTAAGAGTATATATTTCCCCAGCACAGCATCATTCCAGACACCGGAGGCCTTGCCGTAACCATAGTCCTCGTAGAATGTAGGGTTTACCAGTGTATATTGTCCCGTCGTCGCATCAAAGGTATAGCTATCCGCCGCATAAAAATTTATGCCGTAGCTTGAATTAGTAATGAAATAATAGTTATAAACCTCTACAGTGGCTTGCGTAAATATCTCATCCGACGTTTTGCCCCACCAGTGCTGATTATATTTGCCCAAATAAGCCATCGCGGCATCCGGCACTGCATCCGCCCCCAGGCCATATAATGCCTTAGTTTCGGGCGTCAGAGCCTCGGCCCTGGTGTAGGCATCTACCGCTCCGTCCGCCAGCTTCTCCGCTGTCACGGCCTGGTCAGCCAGCTTCTCCGCTGTCACGGCCTGGTCAGCCAGCTTAACAGCGTTTATCGCACCATCTGGGACAAGGCCGTCCTCTATCATGTCGCGGATTTCCTGCTCGAAGGATTCCTCCGCTGCCTTGGTCTCGGCGGCAATATCGCGCATCTCAGCGTACTGGGCCAGCAGCTGAGTATAAATGTCAAGCGTAGGATTTTCGCCCGCCACAATAGCGCCCTTGACAATATGGTAGGTCAGCACTTCACTGGTGCGCCGCCTGCCAGCTGCATCGACACCAAAGACCCCGAAGTAGATGGTGCCGTCCTCAGCCGTCACCTCCGGCGGGATCTCACAGGACCCGTCCTCATCGAGCAGCACATGGTAGACCTCCGCTTCCGTCCGCCAGAACACGGCTGTCTTTTCAAAGCCATCCCATCGGCTGCAGAAGAAAAACTGGGCATAGTCCTCCTCCAGGCCACCGCTGGCGATGACCGGTGTGTTTTCAAAAGTCATTATCTGATCGGTGCATCTTGCTTGGATAATTGTGCGAATGATTTTCTCCTCCTATCATCCTGGCCCTATTGCCAGCCAGTTGATGCCTGTAGTCGTTGTTCCGTCACGGGTCAGCGTGACAACCATGGCCGCCTTCGGGTCTCCCACCAATTCAGTGCTGCGCTGGGTAGCTACAGACAGAGTATGTGGCACACCGCTGACCGGTGTGACCAGGACAGTGGGTGTGGCCGTAAATGGGATGGCAAACGTGACCAGGGCGTTGGTCGCTGTGCCCGCGGCTGTAGGCGTGATGTTTACATTTCCCCATTGAATCAGCAGGCCACCCAGACGGATGCGGCCCGCGCCAGTTGCAGCGCTAAAGCCAGCCATATCCCAGCCAAAGTCGATGCCCTCCTGCTCCGCCGCCTTTCCGAAGGCGATACCCTTGCCATTGGCCAGCAGGTCCAGGATGACCGCCCCTGTGGGGAGATTCGTCATATAGGATCGGCTGCTGCCAAACCAATCCGTGACCGTCAGACGGATGTCGTACTGGTAGTCAACAGAGAAAGTCGGCGTCGTTGGCTTGGCGGATGTATTGGCGCTGAGTGCTGTATTTTTTAGGAGCTGCGACCAGCTTGTCTCCGTGCTTCGCTTATACTCAATGACCGCGTTGGCGGTATTTTTGCTTCCCAGAGAAGACACACTGTAGCGGTAGTCTACCTGGATATATTCGCCCTGTTCATCCGACGCCCCGGAACTATTCACACGGTATGCCCGCAGCGTTTGAATCTGTGGCGTAGCATAAGCCAATACGGAAATGCTGGTGGTCTTTGCAGCACTCCAGCGGCCACGGCTGTCCTTGACCTTCGTGGACAGGGTGATGGTGCCGCTGCTGGTCAGCAGGCCAGAGGTCCAGCTGCTCCCCGTGTAGGTCTTGCCCAACAGTGTGGTCTGGTAGGTCGTGATGCTGCTGCCCTTGGCCCCGGCAGCTGTAATGGTGGCCTTGACCTTCGACTTGTCCTGGATGTACGCACCAAACTGAGCGGCCAGGCCAGAAGTCGCCTCCGCTAAAGTGACCGCACTGACCGTAGGCACCACGCTGGTTGGTACCTTGGCCGTCAGGTAGGCGTACTTGGTGCCGATGGTTGTGCTTCCATTTTTGGTGATGCAGCGCAGCGTCAGCTGGCCGCTGGTAGCGCTGGGCAGGCTGGATGCTACGTCCGGCACCGTCCAGGTATAGGATGTCCCTCGCCCTGTGGCCACGCTCACATAGCTGCCGCTGCCCAGCTTGTAGGAAAGGTCATGGGTGAAGTTGCTGCTCGCCCTGGGCATGGAGACCGTGACGGTGGCGCCCATATCCGCGCTGGATGCCGACAGGCTGGGCTGCGTCGCTCTGGGGATGGTATTCAGGGTCACCGTCGAGCTGGCTGTGATGGTGTCCCTATAGCTGCCAGAGATGGTAGCGTTAATCTCAAACGTAGCGGATATGGTCACACTTTTGGTGCCGTCCGCGTTGTGGGCAATGTTCCCGCTGGTGACTGTGGCTAGCTTCGTTGTCTTGCCGCCTCCGTTGGAAATAGCGGGAGACGTCCAGGTATAGGTCGTGCCGTTGATCACCGTCTTGTTATCGCTGCGGCTGCTGATCCCTAAACTCCAGGAGCTTGCCTGCACCAGGTACATGACGGCGGTGACCTTACTGGTATTGTTGCTCACGTTTTGCGTAGCCGACCAGTCGACCCGCAGCTTATAATTGCCACTCAAAATAGAGCCGGAAAAAGATCCGCTCAATGCCATGTCATTCCACCACCTTCATTAGGGAAAGGTTTCCGTTTGCTCTGGGCACCCAGGCAAACGAGCCCACGCGCAGGGAGTTGAGGAAGTGGGCGTCCGTAACATAAAGCCGCTGATTTGACAAGTACGCCACCTCAGCGCCCGCATCCAAGAAACTAATGCGGTCATTTTCAATGCGCAAGGTCAGCTCATTTCCCACCTCGCCCAGGATGATGTTGCCGTCCTCAAAACGGATATAGGTCCGGATGGTTTCAAACTGGGTCCGGGCCTCTGCATCGTTTGCATCCACAGTCGCCTGGATCTCGTTGAACTGGAATTCAAAGCTATCCGACAGCTGGGTCATGATCGTCTCCACCTGGCTGGTCAGATCCCCATTTGTGGTGTACTGTTCCGACACCTCCAGGCGAATTTCCTCCGTTGTCTGCTGGATCAAGGACGTCATCGTCTGCCGCAGCTCCTCAATGGCCGCGGCGTTATCTATGGCAAAATTGGCTCGGATGCTCTGCTCCACCCTCTGCAGATTGGACGCGCTCTGTTTATCCCCCGCGGCATCAGCGCCAGTCAGTGTGGCGATGTTTTTCCCCAGGGTGACCTTGCCGCCCTCCGGGTTCAGCAGATCATAAGTCCGCTCCGTCAGTTGGAACAGTTCATTGACCCCATGGGGCAGGCTTCGCACTTGGATGTTGTCTCCCACTTGGAAGGTATCAATGCTTTTGTCCATGTCGGACAGATCCACCGCGGACAGTTCCAGCGATGTGATCATCAGCTTGCTGGTGGCCAGGTACTGCTGCGCCTTGGCCAGCAGGTTGGATGGCTCCGCGATGTCGTCCCAGTAGACCGGCTTGGCGATGACCCCCCGCAGCGCCACCGCATCATAGTCCTGGATAAAGTCCATGCCCTCGTTCACGCTGGTAATATCCACACGCTTTCCTGTGGTTTCATCCTTCGCCCCGTATGGGATAATGACCGTGGCCAGGTCCGTGTTGGAACTGGAGCGGGCAAAGTCCAGAAGATTCTCCCCAAATTCAATGACCTGGCCGCTCTGATAGCCCAGGGACTCATACCAATGGATGACCCTTTGGCCTTCGGCGTTGGTGGTAAAAACGATATACCCGCCGCAGCGCTCCACCAGCTTGTCAATGACATCGGAGAACTGTTCCGCCGACTCACTCTCCAGGCGGATGTAGTTGTTCGGGTCCGTCACCGTCACCGTGCCCACGACGAAGCGCTTGAACTCCTCCACCTGGGCGTTGTATAACTCGATGATATTAGCGAAGATGGCCGCCGGCCCGTCCTGGTAGATATACGGGCGGATGACGCCGTCCCGCAGGAAGCAGCGCTCGCCCTCGCAGGTGATGGTCCTGCGGTTGTAAAAATCATCTGTCGGGTACAGGGCCCGGCCCCGGAACAGCAGCAGGCCGTCCCGGTAAATGGTTACCACCGTCTTATAGCTGGTGAAGCTGTTATAGGCCGGGTGATGCTGCGGCATGACAATGGATGCCGTGCCGCCCTTATTCAGGCCAGCCGTCACCGTCAGGCCCAGCAGGGCGTAGTCCTCCAGCCGGCTGTCATAGACCAGCAGATCATCTGCATACACTTGGATCATAGCAGCGCCTCCCTATAGGTGAAGCTCAGATCGCCGGTCCCGCTGTATGTTACAGAAGCCCCGCCCTGTGGCAGCACCAGGTCCGGCAGCTGATAAGTGCCGGCGCCCAGCGCCCAGGAGGCTGTGCCAAATTTCAGCAGGACGGAGGCGCCCTCTCCGGTGATTTGAAGCACCGGCACTACCGTCCGGCGTCCGTTGTTGGTGAGCATCGCCGTCTGTTCCTCCTCGGCAGCGGTTAGGCGTAGGACCGTTTCATAGTTTGCGTAACGCCACGGGTCGCAGACCGCCGTCACAGTAACCGCCGCATGGGCGGGGTCGTTGTACTCCTTCACCACATGGACCCGACCTGTGATGTAGTGTGCCTCATCGTCCGGCAAGCGGATGTCCATACGCCAGCCGTCCAGCCAGTTGACCATGGTATTGATTGCCGCCTCCCGGTCCAGGCGCGTCCCATCCGAACGCTCCAATGTGACCGTCAAGGTCCGGCTCCCATAGCGGGGCGCCCCGTCCGTCAGCGCTGTGGAAAGGTCCAGGTCGCCATCGCGGCCCGGCACCTCCACAAACTGGGTGCGGTATTCCGCCGCACTCAAGGACCAGCTGGCCAATGTCCAGGGTCCGTTGAGAATGGTGTCATAGCTTCCAAAGATGATTTTTCGTGCCATTTATACGGCCCCCCTTGCTGCCAAAGCTCTCCGCTGCCCCAGGGTGGCATCGTATCGGTCTGCCGTCGCACCCACCAGCTGGTTGCCGTCAATGGTCAGAACCTGGCCGCGCTCAATGGCTACCAGGATCTTGTCCAGTTTGGCGCCCAGCCCGCCATCCGGGGCAGCGGCCACCGTGCTGTAGCGGACCGGCTGGCTGAGCTGACGTTCCAGCTGCAGGCCGTCCATACTCTGCGCCGCATCCAGCATCCCGTTGTTGATGCGCTGCACGGCAGCCACAGGATCGCTCATGTTGTCCGTGATTCCTTTTGCGATACCTTCCGGGATGCTTGTGCCAATCTCATCGGCAAAGACACGGGAAGGCGAGTTGATGCCCAGAGCGTTTTTGGCCTTGTCAACCAAATTGCTCAGAGCGTTTTTGATGCTGCTATACAGCTTGCCGACCATGGACTGGATGCCGTTAATCAGGCCCTGGATGATGTCCTTACCAATCGACAAGAATTTTCCAGGCAGATCGGAAACGATGCCGGTGACGGTGCTGACCAGGTTCGACATGGCGCTTCTCGCCTTGCTGATCATATTGCTGCCCCAGGTAGCCACACGCTGGACCGCGCCGACAATAGCGGACCAAATTCGAGCGGGCAGATTTTTCAAAATAGAGACCACGTTATTCAGCAAATTGGTCGCTCCAGACTTGGCCTTGCTGACCATATTGCTGCCCCAGGTAGCCACACGCTGAACTGCACCGACGATGGCGGACCAGATACGAGCCGGCAGATTTTTCAGTATATTGACCACATTGTTCAGCAAATTCGTCGCTGCCGTTTTCGCCCGGCTGATTAGGTCAGATCCCCACTTTTGCACCCTCTCTACAGCGCCCTTGATGGCGTTGTAAATTTTGGTCGGCAGCGTCTTCATGAAGTCGACAAAAACACTCACTACCGACTTGATTTTCTCCCAGAGTCCGATCCAAAACTCGCGGAAGCTCTCGCTGTTTTTCCACAGGTAAGTAAAGGCCGCCACCAGGGCCGTGATGGCCAGGATGATGAGACCGATGGGGTTGGCGTTCATGGCAGCATTGAGGACCCGCTGGGCTGCCGCTGCAGCGTACTGGGCCAAAGTCATGCCCTGAGTCGCCGCCGTCGCCGCGATGGATGCTATCTTCATAGCCACCAGGGACGCGGTAACACCCGCCAGCACCACGCCCACCGTGGGCAGATTATCCAGCAGAGTCTGAATGACCGGCACCAGCTTCTCCAAAAGCTCCGCGCCCATCATTTTCACATTGGTCAGGACCGGCTCCACCGCTGCACCCACCTGGGCCATAGACGCCGTCCAGGCTTCGTTTGCCTGGTTGGCTGCGATGACATCCGCATTGGTTTCTTTATAGGCAGCAGATGCCTCGCCATACAGGCCAGACAGAGTCTGAGTAATCAGGGCCTGGCGCTCTTGCTCCGTCGTACAGGCGGCCAGGGCCTCATTGAAGGCATCCTCTGCATTCATGCCTTCCGCCGTCGCTGCTTCAAAAGCAGCCAGGGCGCCCGCATTCCCACTGAGCACTTCGCTCCAGACCGCGCCCTCGGAGGAAGCCCAGTTGATGGCATCCGCCAGCGGGCCCGTTACCTGGCCCACCTTGGCAGTCTCATTGGCCGCCTCCGTCAGGCCCTCGATTGGAAGGGAGGCCCCGAAGGTGGCGAACACACCGGGCAGGATGTCACCCGTCCAGGTGGCCAGGTCCTTCTCGTTATCCGTCAGCTTCGCCAGATGGTTGGCCGCTTCCACCGCCTGCTCCGTTTCGCCCAGGATGCCCTGCAGCTCCGTATAGGCACCGCGGGCCGCATCTGCAGAGAAGCCGTTGTCCGTAAAGGCGGTGTCCAGCTTGGCCATCTCCGTGCGATACGCGCGAGTCGTTTCCGCGGCAGCAGTCAGTGCAGTAACCACCGCACCCACCGCCGTGCCGATGGCTTTCAGGCCGGAGGATGCAAACTTGGAAATGGAATCAGCCAGGCCTTCCGTGTCATTCTTGGTGTCGGCAGATTTATCACCCAGTTCCTCGACGGCTTCCGCCGTCTCTCTGGCTGCATTTTCGTAGCCGTTCAGCTTCTGCTCCGCGGCCACAATTTCACGCTGCAGCGCCCGGACCTGTTCCTCGGATACTTCGCCGCGCCTAAACTGTTCCTGGACCTGGCGCTCCGCTTCTTTCAGCGTGTCCAGCTTTTTCCGGGTATTCTCCACCGCCTCGGCCAGGATCTCCTGCTTCTGGGCCAACAGATCCGCGTTGCCGGGGTCCATTTTCAGCAGGCGATTGACCTGGCCCAGTTCACTGGACAGGTCCCGACTCTTTTTATTCACACTTTCCAGGGCCTGGCCCAGCTTCGTGGTATCGCCCCCGATTTCTACCGTCAGGCCTTTGATTGTGCTGGCCATTTATGCATCCCCCTTTCTCCCAAATTTCTCGCGCAGTTTGCCCCTGTCAGGCTCCGTCTGTTCCATCCGCCAGGCGTTGTCCAGGTACTCCTGGCCAGCCTCCGTGCGGCTCAGCCAGTAGATATAGGCGTCCCGGCGCCAGATGAGGTACTGGAGATAGTCCAGTTCACCCACCGCCAGGAAGTCCAGGCCCGTATAGTCGGAGACCAGATGCCGAAGCCAGGATGCGAGCGTATATTGATGCCCTCCCGTGCTATCCCACGCGCCAGGATAGTACGGGAGAGTCAGTTTTTTGCTTTTGTAATCTCGTCAATGAAGTCGACATAGGCCCCGAAGAAGATGAGTAGAGACTCCAGATTCATGTGGTATTTTCCACTCAGTTCCTCCGGCGTTACCGTGATAAAGCTGCGGTTACAGTTGATGAGTCGTGCTGCCAGGTCATACGGCGCCCGGCTATCCATCTTGTCGGGATTTTTGATAATCTTATTCAGCTGCGGCGCAAGCTGGCGCAGTTCCTCCACCAGGCTCTCGGTGGGTGTACTCACGTCGATGCGAGTCCGCTCATCGTCCTGCATAATCAGCTGCAGCACCGGACGCTCGACGGTGTTCAGGTCAAGGATTTTTGGCATGGTGATTCCTCCTAATAAAAGGGCAGCGAGGCCAGGAAGGCCCCGCTGCCTCTATTTGTTTGTCTGGTTACGCGGTCGGGATCTCCTCAATGAATTCCACAAGGGTGCCGTCCTCGTCGTGCGGCATCGCCTTGAACTCAGGCTCCACTACAGTGCCCTCGTCCGCAGCGAAGGTCAGAGTGACGCCTGCGGTGTTTCTACCCTTGACCATGACCCAGACGTTTCCGTCTACCGGGTCCTTGTGCATGAAGCAGATGGCGTAGTACTTGCCCTGGGCGTTGCCCGCGCCACCGATTTTCGTGGTACGCTTGCCAGCCGCCTCGGTAGAAGTACAGCGGTCCACCAGCTTCTGCAGGGTAGCACCGTTCCAGGTCAGCAACCCGCAGCGCAGGATCGCCTCCTCGCTGGTGGTGATGATTTTGGAGACATAGCCCAGGTCGTCCTTCTCCTCGTAAGTCTCCTCCGTATACTCCAGAGCAGCCCCGCCTTTGATATACCCCAGCAGATTCTCCGGTACGCAGAGTGTGTCCACCGTAGGCATGGTGTCGGCGAAGGCTTCCAGATAAATCTCGCCGGAGCCCAGGGTGATCACGCTTTTATCTCGTTTGGCCATACATTACATCCCCCTTTTTTCGTAGTATGTAAATTCATAAATGACTTGGTACTGCTGTTCCGTCTGCAGCCAGTACCGGTCCTGTTTGGTCCATTGCAGGCCCGCCTCCGTGATTGCCGCCTCCAGTGCGGCCTCCGCCGCGTCGTTTGGCCCGGTCGTGTATAATTCCACGGTGATGTTGTGGACGTAGATCCGTGGTCTGCCATCCGGGCCGTCTGTTGTGACATCGTCCAGGTAGACGACATAGGCTTCGGGCTGCTTGCCCATAAAGCGCCCCCGGCGATAGGGAAGGCCGGAGGCGGTCAGAATATCAGTTACCATTTCTCAGCGCCTCCTCGACTTTCTTCTCATAGTCCGGCAGCACTTCTTTCAGTGCATTGCTCAGGAACGGGTCCGCCTTCGTCCGGTCACCGTTTCGGGTGGCGTGTCCCTTGACCAGCAGGTGGGTCAAGCGGTGGTCCGGCGCCTTCACATACCAGACATAGGTGGAGCCGTTTCGACTCTTTTTCAGCAGCTTGCCGGCAATCTTTTTCTTGAAGCTGCCGCGGGCACCTACCGGCGCTGTAGCGCGGGTGCGTTTCACCAGAGCCTTGACCGCTTCGTTGCTGGCTTCGTCAATGGACTCGTTGATTTCCTGGTGGTACAGCGTCAGAGTCTGCTCAATGACTTCGTCAAGGTCCTTGATTTGGACCGTGTATGTCTTAGCCATAGGCTTCACCCGTCAGTCGGACGGTCAGATGCTGCTCCATATAGTCATCGTAGTCCGTGATGTTGAAGGCCTGGCCGCGGTAGACGATGCGATGGTTTTGCACATCCCAGCGCAGCGCCTCCAGGGCCTGGCACCAGCGCAGGTCGAAGGTCAAGCGCGGGTGGTATTGCTCACGCCCGGCATTGAACGATTCACCGCCCCCGGCACGATTGACCTGGATGGCGTGCAGCCTCAGAAGGTCCGTCCAGGCCTCCGTTTCCGGGTCCATGTGCTGGATGGTCACGGGGAGATAGCTCATGTTTCAGCCGCCTCCTTTGCCCGCGCCAGTTCCAGCCGGAGCTGCAGCTCCATGTCAGAGACCAGGCGCCGGGTGGCGCCCGTCACCTTCGCGGCCATTCCGCGCTGGCTGTATAGGTCCTCCATGTAGATCAGCACCAGTTCCCGGATACGGGAGTCGCCCGGCAGATAGGTCCCGGCATCTGCGCCCACGGAACCGGCCAGGATCTGTTCTGCTGTACTGAGGCAGCGGGTGATGTTGGCGTCGGTCACCGTGTCAGGGTAGTCGATCCCCAGGTAGGTCCGGGCCTCTTCTAATGTGGGCATAGGCCCACCTCCTCATCGGTTCATGATCGCGGTGACGATGTCCGCTTTCAGGTTGTTCATGGTTAAGCCCTCGACGCCCAGATCCTCAGCGAGGGCAAGCAGTTCCGCCTTAGTCATGGCGTTTAGCTCACCCTCGCTGTAGGTCTCGTCGCTGTTATCAGCGGAGAGGGCCATTACCCCGCCGTGGCAGCGGTGTCGATGTAGCCGTTGACGTAGGATTCACTATCCATGGCAGTGTAGTCGTCGCGCAGGATAGCGCGGAGCAGGGTCATATTCATGGCGAAGGCGTTGAAGCCGCCGATGGATGCGACGTCGGAGGCCTTGATGCTCATGCTCTGGCGGTCCCACTTGCGGATGCCGGCCTTCAGGTCACCCACGATAAACGGCACCTGAGTGCCAGTGGAAGGCAGGATCTTATTCGGCAGTACCTTAATCGGCACGACTACCGTACCGCAGCGCAGCTGCAGGCGAGCGGAATCAGTCGGGTCAGGATTCAGCATCGGGCGTCCGTTCTGATCCACCAGGGTATCCAGGTAGTTCAGGCCGTCGTCGTTGGTGATGATCTTCGCGCCGCCCTTATAGGCCTGGCCGAGGGTCACGTTGACCACCTTCTTAATGCCGTTGATGTCCGTCAGGTTCTGCTTTTCCTTGGCGTTGATGATCTCCAGGATCTTGGCGTTGGAGGTTGCCACATTGGCACGGCCCAGCCAGTCGGAGACGATGCCCAGGATGTTGGCGTCGGAGTCGGCAATCAGGTCATTGGATACCGGCATAAAGCCTGCACGGTCCTGGATGGAATAGGTCACGCGCTCGAATTTCGGCGCAGCAATCTCGTTGGTGATTGCGCCATTCTCGTCCAGGTCAGCGAAGACGTCGGCATCGCCGCGCTTCTGATAAGTGCGGGCGCCCTTGTTGGTGCTAACATTGACCACGTCGATGTCAGTCAGCAGGGAGTAGTTGACCTCCGCCCACTTGTTGATGGCAGTCTGCACATCCTCCGGAACGGTGTACCCGCCGTCCTCATCCACGCCTTCCACCAGGCCCTTGCCCTGGATAATGGAGCGGACCGCCTTGCAGAACAGGGCCACGTCGGATTCCTTCTCCTTCACCTGGACCTTGTCCTGGATCTCCTGGTCGCTGGGAATCGACTCGGCTTTTTCCGCTTCGTATACACGCTTGGCGGTTTCGTATTCCTTCTGGAGTGCATCCACCTCGTCCATGAGGCTGTTGGCCTTTTCCACGTCTTTGGTTTCTCCGTCCATGAAGCCTTTCGCTTCGGCGGTTTTCGCCTGGATCTTGGCCAGGATTTCACGCATTTTTTTGTTCATAGTCATATCCTCCTTTAATATTCAGCATGAAAAAAGGACGTCGCGCTTTCGATCCTTGCGGAAAGAATACGCTCGTCCGTTTTTTTGGTATCGGGTTCTTCCAGTACTTCGGCCACCGGCTTGGTGAAGCCGATGCTCTTATGGGTGCCAGCGCGGGGCTGGGCGGGTACTGCCACGAAGGACAGCTCGAAGGCCTCCTTCGCACCACTCAGCAGCATCTTGCAGCGGCGCTTGCTGGACTTGCCGGTGCTGTCCGCCACATCGTACTCTCGACCTGGCCAGTGCCGGCAGTAGTCCTTCATGTTATCCACGCCGCAGATGTTACAGAGCATCTTCTCCGGGACAGTGGAGGTGGAAACCTCCTTCTTAATGCCCCCGACGATTTCGGCGATCAGGTCCTTATTGGAGTCGGTCTTAACCATGTAGATTTTTGTTACCAGCTCCGTGTGGAGTTCGCCCAGGTCCGTCTGCTTGTTGGCATCCTGGACCAGCTCGGTGTCATAGATGCGGGCGATTTGACTGTAGGCCGCCCGATTATGGTCCATGAGTACCGTCTTGCCGGGGTACAGCTTGCGCAGATCCTGCAGCGCCTTCAGATTAAAAGGCATATGGTTCCGGTCGTCCTGCTCATTGTCGGCGACGGATGCCTTGAAAATGAAGACGTCGTCTGCCGACACCGGGCTCAGAGTGTACTTGTTGATCTTCTTCAGGTCCGCGTCCGTACACTCCAGAGGGGATACGCCGGCGACCTTACAGACTACGCCGGGAGTAGCCTCCGGGTCGTTATAGTCCTCTAGCAGCTGCTTTTCCTTATCCATTCTCTTCTCCTCCTTCCTCTGTGGTCTCTTCTGGAGCATCCTGGTCGGGTGTCTCAGCCGGTTCTTCCTTTTCATATTGGATACCGGCCAGGTCGACCGGGATGCTCGCGCCATTGCCCAGCAGCTTGTCGCCGCCGTCTTTCGCCTCCAGGTCCAGCATGGCCCGTGCCTCGTTCGGCGTGTAGATAAAGTTACTCACGCCAGTGGACAGGGTATTGATCTGGGTGGCCAGGTCGGCCCGGAGGATCACTGCCACGTTGAACTTGAAGTGGTAGCCCTGGTCCACTTCTTCCGCGGACAGCAGCTTGTAGGTCAATTCCTCCTCGTACTGCTTGATGATGTAGAGGAGGGTATCCACATAGAAGCTCAGCTGCTGCGCCTCGGCGCTGGCGTAGCTGGACTTGGTCAGGTCATTGTACTGGTAGGGCTTGATACCGAAGGCGGCGGCAATCTGGCCGCTGGTATACTGTTTCACCTCAATGAACTGGTTGTCCGCCAGCTTCACATTCAGCGGAGTGAGGGAGAAGCCCAGCGGAATCGGGATGATATTCTCCACACCTTTGTCCGCCAGGCCGCCCTTAGCGTAGCTCTCGATGTTCTGCACCAGGGTCTGCACGTTGGCCTCGTTCAGATTCCCGGTGTAGTTCAGCACCGCCTTGGCCGTGAAGCCGGACTCATACATCCGATTTAGCATTTTCTGGGACTTTACAGCCCCGCCGATGGTACTCCGCAGCTGGTCCTGGACGGAGATGCCCACCAGGCCGTCGAAACTGTTGGAGCTTTTGAAGTGCAGGATCTCCTCCGAGCCGAATTTATACAGCTTTCCACCGGCGGAGTACAGGTAGTAGATGTCCGGCTGGTCTGCCAGGGCCTTGGCATCGTCGTACCAGACCTCCACCTGGGCGGAGGGGAGGATCCACAGCTTCATATGCTTGCCGGCCCCTTGAATCCACACATAGGCGTTGCCCCAGTGGTTTCGGTTATATTCCACCGTGGACCAGAAGGAGGTGGCGGTCATGTACGGATTCGGCCTGTCATGCAGCAGCTTGTACAGGTCATGGCCCCGCATGTTCGTCACGCCATTCTTGTCGTTGTAGCGCAGCAGTTTCAGCGGCATCTTGCCGATGGCCTCGGACAGGATCTTCAGGCAGGCGAAGTAGGTGGCCTCCGCCAGGACCTTCTCGTCGGTGTTCGGGTCGATGCCCAGGAACTTGTACAGCTCATTCAGCTGCACCGTCTCCCGGTCGTTTTTCTGGATGACACGGCGGAAGGCGGCCTGGATTCTTTTGACTATGTTCATAAAATCACTTCCTTACTGTTTCCAGCCCATGGCAATCAGGTATCTGTCCAGCTCGGACTCTACATCCACAGCAGGCTCGCCGCCGTGGGTGATTAGCATAAGGGCGTGGGCGTCGATGATGGCATCCACCGGGTCGATGCGCTTGAACCTGGCGCCGGGCTTCTTATCAATTTTGATTTCCTCGAAGCTATTCCGCACGATGGCTGCATTGACGATGGACCAGGTCAATAGCTCATTCCGCTGGTCGTACTCGATGCGGCCACCTTTGACCAGCAGCTGCATGGCCACCGTGGCGTCATTCAGGCTGCGAGCGGACTGGGTGATGGTCACCACCGGGCAGCCCAGGGCCTCCAGGTCTTGCATGACGCCAGCCGCGTTGTGCGGGTCGATGCCGATGCCCTGGTATTGAAGACCCAGCCGCTCCCGCAGTTCCGTCAGCTGCGCCACAATGAACTTGTAATCGTTCATGAAGTCCGTGCTGCCACCGGTGACGGTGACAAGGCCCTGCTGTTCCCACAGGTCATAGGGTGCCAGGTCCGTCTCCACATGCTCCTCCAGCCGGCCACGCGGCATAAAGCTGTGGGTATGGAGGTAGTAGCGGCCGTCCGGCAGCGGGAACTCCAGGGCCAGGGTGGTAAGGTCTCCGCCGCTGGACAGGTCCAGGCCGACCCAGCATTCCCGATGGCCAGCCTCCACGATGTCTGTCAGCGTCCGGTCTGAGCCGCAGGCGGCCCATGCGTCAGGGTCGAAGGCCTGCAGGTCGGTGTTCTTGACCCACATATTCATGGACTTGCAGAGGAAGTCTCGCAGCTCCATGCCTCCCATATCCCTGGCGGTCTTTGCGTCCTGGCGCAGGGTCTCCACCCGCTCCTCATCCAGGCAGAGGAAAGGGTTTGCCTTGACCCAGTTCCGCTCGTCCCAGATGTCATCCCCGTCATCCAGGCAGTAGATGTCAATAAAAAAGTCCTCCGCAGTCGTAGTGCCGCGCAGGACGTTGATGGCGTAGTCATCCATCTCTTTACAGAAGCTATTCAGCTGGTCGCCGCGGGTGGTGATCATAGAGACCAGAGTCTCCGGCAACGACCGTGTGCCGTTATAAAGTGCTTTATATACTTTGTTGTCTTTGTGCTGGTGGATCTCATCCACGGAGCAGAAGATGGACCGGAAGCCATCGTCCAGGCCCGCTTCGCGGCTCAGCGCCTCAATGCTGCAGCCGGTGCCCGGCACTTCGATGACGCTTTTATAGTCCTTGACGGTGAACAGCTCGCCCAGGTCCGGGTCCACCTTGACAAACTTGGCCATCTCCTCCCAGGCCAGACGTGCCTGGCGCTTCTTTGTGGCCACGGTGAACAGCTTGCCGTGATTGTAGCCGGAGAAGCCTGCCACATAGGTGCCCATGATACCATTCTCGAAGGTCTTTCCGTTCTGCCTGGCCATGGACTTGTAGCGGCGTCGGAAGCGTCGGCAGTCATTGGCCGTCTTCTTCCAGCCGAAGGTGCAGCCGATGTCAAAGACCTGGGACGGGATGAGCTTCACCGGCCGGGGCTGTGCGCCTTCCGCGATGGTCAGCGTCTCCGCATAGGCCAGGACCCGCTCCGCTGCTTCGGGGTCCCAGTAGTAGGGGAAGGCCTCCGTCCTCTGATGCTCCAGGTCTTTCAGGTGGCGCCGACAGGCCAGCCGGTGCAGTTCGCCGCAGATGATACCACCGGCCACGACCTCCTGAGCGTAGGCGGTGATGCGGTCGATCATTCCGCCCCAGCCACCTTTCCAAACTTGGCAAACTTATTGACCTTTGGCTCCTCGTCCTTGACCGGCACCTGGAGCTTGCAGCGGCTGGAGATGGTCAGACCCAGCTCTCTCGCAGTTACGCTTGCCTGTTTGAAGTAGCGGTCCTGGCGCCTGTCCAGCTTGTCCAGCAATTCCGCCCAGGCGACCATAGCCTCGATGTCCGCATCTTTTGGCTGCTGCTTCTGTGCCTTTCGCAGGTCTTTGACTGCCCGCTCGTATAGATCCTGGGCGGTGACATATCTGGCCAGGGCCTCGCAGTCCGTCTCGCCCATGATGCGGATTTTCTGCAGCTGCCCGGCCAATTTGACAAATTTCTTTTTTTGTGCCGCGGTCAAAAAAGACGGGGCGACAATGTCATCCTGGCTGGGCTGAATTTCGGCAGCGCGGCGCGTTTCGATCTCCAGCTTGGTCAGGTTCTTTTTTCCTTTTGCAATCACCAGCTCAATGGGTTCTCGCGGTCTCGCCATGTCGCCACCTCCTTTTCTTAAAAATTCGATTTAGGGACTTTTTGCTACAAAGAGT